GGCATTCAAAATGACCGTGGCTTGTTGGTTGCTATTCAACCAAACAGCTTGCACATTGCTCGTCAAGAGATCTTTAATGCTCAACGCATTCTGCACTCTAGCTACCAAACAGGTAATGCCAACAATGACATCAACGTCATCAAGTCTGGTAATTACATTCCTGGTGGTTTTAAAGTGAACCACTACTTCACAAGCCCTCACGCTTGGTTTATCCGTAACACCATCCCTGGTGGTACTGGTTTGAAGTACTACGAGCGTCACGCTGTTACGTTTGATCAAGACAATGACTTTGACACCATGAACGTCAAAGCCAAAGGCTACGAGCGTTACAGTTTTGGATGGTCTGATCCTCGTGCTATCTACGGTTCTAACGGCCCGTAATTGTTATTAGTAACAATCCCCCTCCCTAAAAAGAGGGGGTTCTTTTTATAAACACATTGGAGTAAATCATGGGATACGAAAAACGCAAAGAGATGGGCATGAAACCTGATGCTAAGGTCAAAGCTAAAGGCGAAGAAAAAAAGATGCCCGCTGCTAAGAAGATGGCTGCTGCTAAAAAAATGATGGCTAAAAAGAAAATGTAACGTAGAATGCAATCTCCGATGACGCTCTAGCAATAGAGCGTTGTTTTAAACAACGTCAAAGGATTTAATTATGGCTTCCCCTACCCGTTTCCCCGCTGGTGTATCTACACAAGCAATTGGTTCTTCTTTAGGACAATTTCCTCTTCCTGATCCTACAGACATCTCTGTAGACTTTGAAGACTTCAACCAGTATGTTTCTGGTGACTGGACTGTAACCAATACTACAACTCACCAAACAATTGGTCTAGTTGCTGGTAATGGTGGTTTGATTTCTACTGTTGGTGGTGCTTCTAGTACTACCAGCGACATTGGTGCTATTCAAGCAAATCCACTTAACTTCAACATTGCTAACAACGCTATTGTTTCCACAGCTCCTCCTACGCAGCAAGCTTGGTTCTACACAGCATTTAAAACAACCACAGCTATCAATGATCAATTGCAAGTTGGCGTAGCTAGTTCTATTGCTGCTTTGACTCCTACTGATGGCATCTACTTCAACAAAGCTGCTGGCTCTACTAGCATTACTTTTGTTGTTCGTAAGAGCAGTGCTTCATTAGCTGCTACAGCTTACTCAACTGGTACAACAACTGTTGCCACTCTTGCTGACAACACATTTGTTAAATTAGCTTGGTACTACGATGGCAAAGGAAACATTGATGTGTTTGTCAATGATGCAAAAGTTTGTTCTGTTGATGTAGGTGTGTCTACAGGTACTGCTGTTGCTACTTTTCCCAAAGCTACAAACATGGGTATGGGTTTTGGTTGTAAAGCTGCTTCTACTGCTCCTACTACTGCGGATATGATTGTTGACTTTATGCTGTCTGCCCAAACTCGTGCCTATTAATTAGGAGAGTCAAATGGCTAACTCAGTAACAACTCAAATCCTTGAAGAAGGTCCACGCAATGTGGTTATGAAAATAGCAGGGGTGTTAGACACCTCGGACTATTCTCTGAGCACATTTGTAGACATGACCGCTATCAATCAAGGTGGTCTTGGACCAACACCTACTCAAGTACGTATTGACCATATTGACTACTCAATTAGTGATCAGTTGGAAGTACAACTGTGGTGGGATGCCACATCAGATGTCATCATCATGCCTATTGCTGGTCGTGGTCGTATGTCATTCTGGAACTTTGGTGGCTTGGTTAACAATGCTGGTGCAGGTAAGACTGGCAACGTTCTTATTAAGACTACGGGTTGGACATCTGGTACTCAGGTGTTCTCCGTTATCTTAGAGATGGTTAAACAAGGCACTAACCTGTAAGGTGTTTAGATGGATTACCAAACCCTTTTAAACATTGGTTTAACGCTTGTATCCTCAGTCACGGGCTGGTTTGCTCGTGAACTGTGGGCTGCTGTCAAAGAACTTAAGAGTGATCTAGCTAAGCTTAGAGAAGATCTTCCTAAAACGTATGTTGCTAAAGACGACTACAAGGATGACATTCGAGAGCTTAAAGACATGATTGGTAAGATCTTTGACAAACTAGACAACAAGTCTGATAAGCCTTAACAATGGCTGAGATGATTGTTCCTAGTAACGCCAAGGAAGCTCAGATCAGTGCTGTTATCACTCGTGCTGATGGTACTGTGGAGCACCTTGGTGTTGTTAGTTACTGGCACAAGAATCCCCTCAAACGTATTTTTTGGAGCATTAAAAAATGGCTACTCTCTTAGTTAATGCTGGTAAAGCAATCGTAACTAACCGCATTAAAGGTAGTGGTACAGAACCTGTATACGTTGCCTATGGAACTGGTGCTGGTACAACTGCTGCCGCTGATACAACTCTTTTTACTGAGACTGGTACTCGTCAAACAGGTACTAGTACACAACAAACTACATCTGTAACCAACGATACCTACCAAGTAGTTGGTACTCAAACTGCTGGTGGTACTCTTGCTATTACCAATGCAGGTTTGTTTGATGCTTCTACTTCTGGCAACTTGTTTGTCAAAGGAGACTTCTCAACAATTAATCTGAGTTCTGGTGACTCAATTCAGTTCACCTTCAAGACTCAGTTTAGTTAAACCAGAGTTAGGGACATACTATGTCTCTTAATTCTTTTGCAATTAATGCCGCTGTACTTAACGGTACTAGAGGCACTTCTTATGCTCAAGCAATAACAGTTTCTAGCAGTAGCACATTTACTTTAGCTAGAGCTGTTGGTGTTGTTAGAGCTATTACAAGTACTAGTGCTGCAACTAAACTTGTTTACATTACCAAAACAATAAACAATATTACAGCTACTAGTACAGTAGCTTTGGTAAAGAGCATAATTAAAAGTTTTGTTTTTTCTTCTAGTTCTACAGCAACCTACAAGTTAACGGTAGGTAAAGTACAGTCTGTAATGACTACATCTACAGCTACTGTTTTTAAAGCAATGGTTAAGTTGGTAACAGCTACAAGTACTTCTACTGTTGCTGTTATAAAAGCGTTGGTAAAAACCATTAGCTTTGCATCTACAAGTACTGCGGTATTGTTAAAGAGTATTATTAAAACACTTTCTGTTGTTTGTGTTACTTCTGTTTTGTTTATTAAAGCTGTAAGCAAGAGGGTATCTGCTTCTGTAACTAGTACTGTGTTGTTACTTTATGGTTTCTTTTTTATTAGGACGCTTACAGCATCTGTAACTACAACAAGTACTATTATTAGGTTGTTGGCACTTGTTAGAACAATAACGGCTACTGCTACTTCTACAGCAACAATACAAAAAACTAGGTCTTTAATTCTTCTTGCTGTATCTAGTACAAGCTCCTACATTAACACTATCACTGCAAGGTTTGTGTTATTAGTAACAACCGTTTATACTAGTGTCGTTAGCCACTTCTATAAAGTGTTGCCTAATATTGAGGACACCATTATTGTCCCTACCAAGAAAGTTATTGTTCAAGTATTTGTTGGGTTTACAGACATACTGGTTAAACCAAAAAAGACTAACATAGTAGTTATCAAACAGGATGATGTAAATGGCTGAATATTTTTCCTATAAGTTTGTTGCTGAAATAAAACCACTGTCTTTTGACTTTAGTCAAACGTTAGCGGCAGGAGAAACTTTGTCTACAGCTTCTTGTTCTGTACTTGTTATAGACGGTGTTGATGCTAGTCCGTCTGGTTTGTTGTCTGGTGGAACTACTATTGTTGGTAGCAAGGTTTACCAACAAGTTCAAAGTGGTGTAGCTGGTGTTACCTACCGTCTTGTTATGACTGTAACTACTAGTGCAGGAAACACATTAGTTGCCTTGGGGGATCTGCCCGTGTATAGTACAACTGAAGTGCAATAATGTCGTACAGATCCAGATGGGATAACGGAAGTTGGAACGTCATCTGTGACGTTTGTGGTCGTCAGTATAAAAACTACGAACTACAAATGCGGTGGGACGGTCTAATGGTTTGTAGTGGGGATTGGGAGATACGACAACCTCAAGACTTTGTACATGGTGTAGCTGACAAACAAGCTCCTCCGTTTACAAGACCAGAGCAATCAGATCATTTTATTTTTGGATCAACTGACCAGTCAGATTCTGTTAGCGTAACAGAAGCCTATGTTGCAAAGATACATAGTTTTCCTGCTGCACTAAACGGCTCTGCTTTAAATTCTTCGGGTATAAACAAATGAACGAAACAATTAATTTAGTTGGTGAAATAGAGCTTAAGCTAAATGATGTTGTTGTCGTTAGCAAGAAGAATTTAATTGTTCAAGTTGGAAAAAATTTTTTAGCCAACGCTATTCTTAACACTAGCTCTACTCCATTCAATTCTATAGCTTTAGGTAGAGGTACAACTTCTGCTGCTATTACAGATACAACTTTGCAAACAGAAACATTTCGGACTTCATTTAATTCTGCAACCATAGCTAACAACGTAATTACTTTAGTTAGAAACTTTCTTCCAGGTGAAGCTACTGGTCCTATTTCTGAAGCAGGTATTTTTAATAACGCTATCTCTGGTGGAACAATGTTGTCTCATGTTGTGTTTACTACAATTGGTAAACAAGATCAAGATAGATTGTTGTTCACTTGGACAATCACTGTTGGTTAAGGAGAATCTTTTATGGTGATGAAGTTTACTAACAATGCCTCGTCAACACTGGCGAGTGGCATCAACAGCTCAGTTACTAGTTTGACTGTAGCTACAGGTCAAGGTGCATTGTTTCCTACACTAGGTGCAGGAGATTACTTTTACTGTACTCTGGCTAATGCTGTTGGAACAATTGAGATTGTTAAAGTTACTGCTAGAAGCACTGACACATTTACTATTACTCGTGCTCAAGACAACACTACTGCTGCTTCTTGGAGTACAGGCGACAAAGTAGAGCTTCGTTTAGTTTCAGCTAGTCTTAATGATTTGCCTAAACTAGATGAGACAAATACTTTTTCTCTTCGTCAAACATTTTCTGTAGGTACAGTACAAGGTCCTTGGACAACTGCTGGTAGACCTTCATCTCCTACTGGTGGTCTTGTGGGCTTTAACACAAGCATTAATAAGCTAGAGTCTTACAACGCTACAGCTAGTGCTTGGGTATCTAGTGGTGGTGCTACTGGTACAGGTAGTGACGCTGTGTTTTATGAGAATGGTAAAACTGTAAACACCAGTTATTCAATTACAGCAGGTAACAATGCAATGTCTACAGGACCAATAACAATTGCTTCTGGTCAATCAGTCACTATTCCAACTGGTTCTCGTTGGGTTGTTTTGTAAAGGAAAAATATGTCATCAGTTATTATTTCAGGTAATACATCAGGAGCAATTACGTTATCTGCTCCTGATGTTGCTGGTACTACTACAACTACTTTGCAAGCGGTCACAGGCACATTGGCACTGCAAGGTGAAGTTATTGGTGTTAGCCAAACATACCAAGACGTTACTGCAAGTAGAGCATCAACAACTACTTACACAAACTCTACAGGAAAACCAATATTTGTTTCAGTATTTTCAACAACCTCACAGTTAGCTCTTTTAATAGCAACTGTAAGTGGAAGCATTGTTCAAAACGCAAGAACAAACGTTGGTTCTGGTAGTGAAACAGTCACCGTTTCTTTTATTGTTCCAGCATCCGCAACTTATTCTGTTGATGCAACAGGCTCTGCTATTTCCAAATGGTTTGAATTACGTTAAGGATTAAAAATGCCGCACTATAAAGACTCAGACAACAAACTTTATTGGCTTGATGAAAGTGATGATCCTGCAATTTGGTTGCCACATTGCACTCCTATAACTGATGCTGAAGCAGAAACCATTAGAGCTGAACAACAAGCTGCTGTTGAAGCTGCATTAACCTATGCACAAAAACGAGCTGCTGAATACCCATCGTTTGCAGATCAATTTGACTTGTTGTACCACGGCGGCATGGACGCATGGAAAGCTGCGATTCAAACAGTCAAAGACAAATACCCAAAGGCTTAATCATGTCAATACTTGCTTTAACTTCTAACACGCTAACAAGCCCCGCTGTTGCTGGGCAGATTGAATACGCAAGCCCGATACTCGCCGCTACGCCTATCGGCACACAGCGAGGTATTGTCCCGACTCAGCAATATTACAGGCTTGATTCCGCGCTTGCAGGGGCTAATGCAACCGGGGCACAAAGCACATTTGGAGTTGGTGCAACCTTGTCTTCAAGCACTGTATATGAGTTTGAAATGGTGTTTACCTTAAGCAAATCTGCTGGTACTACATCTCATTTTATAAATCTTGGATTTGGTGGAACAGCAACATTAAATAACATTGCATCTTCAGCATTTAGTCCTTCTGTAGTTCCAGCAACAGGTTCTGCTGGCGCAATCAATAGTTTTTTATATACTTCTGCTACTTTAACCCAAGTAACATCTGCATTAACTACAGCGGCAGTAAGTTGGACTTTAATTATCAAAGGCACAGTGTCGGTCAATGCTGGCGGCACATTCATTCCGCAATACTCACTATCAGCCGCACCTGGCGGTGCTTATTCAACCGCCGCTGGTAGCTTTATTCGCATCGCACCAATTGGCGCATCTGGCGCTGCAACTAACGTGGGGACATGGGCATGAGTACAGTAATTGATGGATCAGCAAGCGTCACAATCAACTCTGGCGCGGTTCTTGGCATTACCTCTGGCACTGCGGTAGCTTCTACCAGCGGTACAGCCATTTTGTTTAGCTCAATACCGTCTTGGGTAAACCGTGTAACCGTAATGTTTAGCGGCGTGTCAACAAGCGGGGCATCAAATTTGTTAATTCAATTAGGTTCTGGCTCTGTAACAACAACAGGATATGTAAGTGGAGCGCAACTTCAATCTGGAACTGGCGTTAACTTTACCAACAGCACAGCAGGATTTGTTTTGTATTTTGGTTCAGCCGCATACCTTGGATATGGCTCAATGAGCTTTAGCAGGATTACAGGAAACACATGGGTTGGTAGTGGTTATTTCAATACGTCAACAACTACAGCCACGCCAAGTGCTGGCGGTGTTACTTTGAGCGGCGCACTTGATCGCGTGAACATAACCACTGTCAATGGTACAGATACTTTTGACGCTGGCACTATCAACATCCTTTACGAGTAAACATAAACATGTCGTCTAACTACTCTATCAATCGTGACCAAATCATTTCTTTAGCTTTAAGAAAGTTAGGGACACTTGAGGTTGGTAGTACACCTGATGCAGAGACTATTGCTAATGCCAATATGTCTCTCAACTTACTTGTTAAACAACTTAACACTGACGGTCTTAAGTTGTGGAAGACATCTGAGTTGATCATTCCTTTGTTTGCTAGTCAAACAAGTTATACATTGGGGGGTAGTGGCTCTGATGTGATGTATGACTCGTTAGCACCTACTGTAGCTATTACAGACAGACCTCTTAAAATTATCCAAGGGTTCTACCGCAATGTTTCTAGTTTTCCAGTTATAGACACACCTGTGATGATTGTCTCTAAACAAGAGTACAACGTCTTAGGTTCTAAGTTCTCTACTGGTACTGCTAACACAATCTTTTATGATAGCAAGAAGACCAACGGTATTCTGTATGTGTACCTGACACCTGACGCTAACTCTGAAGCTAACCTTGAGCTACATGTAGTTGCTCAAATGCCTTTAAATGACATGACGTTAGCTACTGACATACCCGACTTCCCTAATGAGTGGATGAACTGTTTGGTGTGGAATTTAGCTGTCCAATTAGCTTTGGAATATGGTGTTCCTATGAATGCTAGACAAGAGATTGCTCAACGAGCAACAGCATATAGAACTCAATTGGATGACTGGAACGTTGAAGTGTCCAGCACATTCTTTCAACCTGATTTTAGATCTACTTCTAACAACTCTTATGGGCGGTAATTATGGCTACAGAACGTATACCGCTTACTCAACCTATTGAAAGCAGAACAGGAAGCTTTGCTAAAGATTCTTATTCATCTAATTGTTTTTTTGAAACAAGAGATCAAAAGCGAGAGTTTGTTAAACGTCCTGGACTTGTAGCTGCTAAACAAATCGTAGCTGTTACACCTCCAGCGTATACACCTAGCCAAGGGTTAGTTTCGTTTAACAACAAGCTTGTAGCTGTTATTAATAACACGGTGTATCAAGTTGATCCCAACTCTTCTTACGCTGTTAGCACTTTAGGTAGTACAGCTTCTTCAACTAGTCAAAGTTATTTTGTTAGAACATTTCTTGACTATTATTTATTTTTTCATAATAAAGTAGCTGCGTATTTATTAAATCAATCTGGGACTTTTTTAACTATCTAT